TCTTCACTGCTCCCTAAAGACTTGGGGAGAGTTCCTGCGGCGTTTGCTTGCTCTGGCAAAGCGGCGGCGTATGCGGGGCTATGATGCGGCAAAGCTGACCGCAGCCTGTAACAGCCCCAGCTTTGTATATTCAGGGCTTGCCGGGGGTGCGTGGCAAATACGGCAGACAGAATCGAAATCAGATACAATGGGCCGGATTTATGTGCTTAGTAGCCGTGGGTCCGGCCTATTCATGTGGTTTTGATAACCAGGAATTTTCAGGAAGGAGCTGATATTATGGAACACACGCCTGCTGTTGGCGGAACCGATACATTGGTAGACATTCGGGATGTTACGGTTGACAGGGAGCTTTCCCGTGAGGACCGGATTGCAGAATTTGTCCGACAGATCAAAAACCCTTACCGTTTCAAGTGCGGACAGTTTACCGTCCACGCCAGTTTTGCTTCCGGCGGCGCCACGCTGGAGGAATGTATCAAAGGAATCCTGCGGTAAGCCGGATATTTTTCAGTAAGGGGCTGACTTTCCCGCGAGGTCGTGGTAGAATAGAAATCGGAAAAGGAATTGAATACGGCATAGCCACACTTCTTGAATTGCGGGGATTTTTCTGCGCAAAGAAAGGAGTGTTTTTTTATGCAGGTTTACAAGACCATTAAGTACATCCGTCTTTCTTATACGGATGACAAATCAGTGGAAAGCGACAGCGTTGCCAACCAGCGGCGGCTGATCGACGACTACATTGCCAGGCATCCGGAAATTGAGGTTGTTGCGGAAAAGATTGACGACGGCTACAGCGGCGTTCTTTTTGACCGTCCGGCCTTCCAGGAAATGATGCGGATGATCGAGCAGGGCGAGGCCAACTGCGTAATTGTAAAAGACCTTTCCCGCCTGGGACGCGAATACATAGAAACTGGCCGTTATATGCGCCGGGTGTTCCCGGCTTACGGCGTCCGTTTTATCGCCATCAATGATAACGTGGACACGGAAACCGATGCTGCCGATGACCTTACCGTCTCTGTCAAAAATATTATGAATGAGGCATACAGCCGGGATATTTCTGTAAAGACCCGGAGCGCCCTGGATGTGAAACGCCGCAGCGGTGATTTTGTCGGAGCCTTTACCATTTACGGTTATGTAAAAACCGGCGATAAGCATAAAAGTCTGGAAGTTGACGAATATGCGGCGGGTGTGGTGCGGGATATTTTCAGAAAGCGTCTGGAAGGGTTTAGCGCTTCCCATATTGCGGATGAACTGAACCGGATGGGCATACTTTCCCCACTGGCATATAAACGCAATCACGGGATGCCCCATGCAAAAGGCGGCTATACGGATCGCAAGGACTGTAAATGGTCTGCGACTACCATTATCCGTATTTTGCAGGATGAAACCTACACCGGAACGCTGGTACAGGGAAAGCAGACGACGCCCCACTTCAAGCTGAAAGAGCGTGAGGACAAGCCTTCCTCCGAATGGGTCCGTGTGGAGGATACCCACGAGGCAATTATCCAGAAACATGATTTTGATCTGGTGCAGAGGCTCCGAAGGATTGATACCCGCACCTCTCCAAAGTCAGATAAGGTCTACCTGTTCTCCGGCATTTTAATCTGCGGGTGCTGCGGTTGCCGCATGACCCGCAAGACGAACCGTTACAAGGACAAGGAATACCACTACTACTATTGCCCGACCGGAAAGAAAAATGGCTGTACTTCCTCTGTCATGTTAAAGGAAACAGACTTGATCGAGTGTGTGCAGGACAGCTTGAAAGGCCATATTGAAAATGTAGCTTCCCTGGATGCTCTGCTGTCCAGTATTAGTCAGGAGCGGATCAACCGGGAACTGGTTCAGGAATATACCGCGCAGATCAAGGCAAACGAAAGGCAGCGGGCGCAGATCGAGGGATTCAAGACAAAGCTCTATGAGAACCTGGTAAGCGGGATTCTCACCAAAGAAGAATATCTTTCCTATAAGCGGAAATACAATGCCGACATTGAACTTCTGCAAAAGGCGATTGACGAATGGGAAGAACGCCTGACGGATGTACTGGAGAACCGCAGCGAGCGGAACCGCTGGATCAACCATTTCATGCAGTTCTCCACAATGGAAGAAATTGACCGCCGTGCGGTCATGCAGCTTATCCGCAGTATCCGGGTAATCGGCAAGGACGAGCTGCATATTGAATTTAACTATCAGGATGAATATAAAAAGGCCGTCGCACTGGCGGAGCAAATCGCGGAACAGGCCGCAGAAAGGAAGGCAGGCTAAATGGCAAGAAAAAGCAGGAAACAGACGGAATCTCCCATGCCGGCGCCGTCCTTATATGTATATGTGGCACTGTATATCCGGCTTTCCGTGGAGGATAACAAGAAACGGGGCTGCTCCGTGGAGAACCAAAAGCTGGTGCTGAATGATTTTCTGGCGGACAAACCGGATTTTGTAGTCTATGACACATACATCGACAATGGACTGACGGGTACAAATTTCCACCGCCCCGGATTTCAGCAGATGCTCTCTGATATTGAAGCGGGCCATATCAACTGTGTGATCGTTAAAGACCTTTCCCGGCTTGGACGCAATTCTATTGATACCGGCTATTATATTGAGCAGTATTTTTATGCGCATAATGTCCGTTTTATTGCGGTCACGGACCAGTTTGACACGGCGGACCCCGGCAACCTTCACGGCGGCATTATGCTTCCCCTGAAGAATATGATAAATGAAGCCTATTCTCTGGATATTGGAAGAAAGATCAAGGCACAGGCAAGACAGGCCATGAAAGACGGCGATTATATTGGCGCACGGGCACCCTATGGCTACCGGAAAGACCCGGATAACTGCCACAAGCTGCTGATCGATGAGAATACGGCTCCTGTCGTGAAACAGATTTTTGAATGGGCTTATGAGCGCGTAGCGTTGAACCGTATCGTCCGTAACCTCAATGAAATGGGGATTGCGGCGCCAAGCCACTACAAAAAATCCACCGGTGAAATCACCAGCCCCGGCCTGATTGGGAGCGGCAAATGGCAGACCCGCACGGTAATGAAGATTTTAGAAAGCGAAGTTTATACCGGCGATCTGGTGCAGGGCAAAACAAAGATGGTGGACCACCAGCAGGTCAAGGCTGACGATGACAACCTGATTATTGCCAGACGCACCCATGAGCCGATTATCAGCCATGAACTCTTTACTGCGGTACAGGAATACCGGAAACAGGTCTGCGAGGAAAGCCGGGCGGTCCCCAAACGCCCCTATACCCCGAATATTTTCAAGGGTAAGGTATTCTGCGCCGACTGTGGCAGGAGCCTCCACCGGCAACGGGCGGAACGTAAAAAAGGCCCGGATATTTACTGGTTCCATTGCCTCACGAACAGCCGTGTGGCGAAAGATACCTGCAAAGGCGTGATGATGCAGGAGACAGAGCTGATTGCAACCGTCACCACTATTTTAGAAAAAGAGCTGTCCGTTGCTTTGGGTATGTCCCTTCCTCTCTTTCAGTTGGAGGCAAGGCAGAAACAGAAAAAAGACGGGCTGAAATCCCAAATGTCTGCCAAACGGCAGGAAATAGAGAAACAGCGGCGTTTAATCCGGGGGCTGTATGAAAACTTCGTACAGGGCATTTTAACCAGCGATGAATATTTTGAACTGAAAGCAGGTTATGAGGAATCTATCACTGTCCTTTCCGGCGATATTGAGGCGCTTGAAAAAGATATGGATGCCCTGGATGACCAGCTTGTACGCTACCGTGCAATGGAAAAAGACGCAAAATCACTGGCTCAGGACCATGTATTGACGGCGGAACTGATTGAACGGCTGATTGAGCGGATTGAGATCGACCATGAGCGGAATATCCGTGTTTTTTTCCGGTTTAAGAGTGAATTTCAGGGGGAGGCGGTAAAATGAAGCAGAAATATGTGATTGCCCTTTATATCCGCCTGTCTGTGGAGGACTTCAAGACGGAAAGTTTGAGTATTCCCAACCAAAAGCTGCTCCTTCTGGAAAAGGCCATGTCGCTGCAGGAATGGGATAACAGCGAAGTCCTGGAATTTGTTGATAACGGCCATACAGGAACCAACTTTGAACGTCCCGCGGTACAGGAGCTTTTGACAATGGTGCAGGCCGGGAAAATTGACTGTATCATTGTGAAGGACCTTTCACGGTTTGGCCGCAACAGCATTGAGACCGGCTATTTCATTGAGCGAGTGTTTCCGCTTTACCATACCCGGTTTATTTCTGTCAGCGACGATTTTCATACCGCCAATTTCAAAGGAGATACCGGAGGGATTGACATTGCCTTTAAGTATCTTATCAGTGAGTGTTACAGCCGGGATATGTCCATGAAAACGAAAAGCGCCAAATACGCAAAGATGCGCCGGGGCGAGTATCAAAGCGTCATTTGTCCTTATGGCTACCGTAAGAGCGCAGACGGGCGTATGGAACCGGACGAGGAAGTGTCAGAAATTGTCCGGCAGATATTTGAATGGGCAGCCGACGGCAATACCGCCGCAGAGATCACGAGGAAACTGTACGCCATGAAGATTCCTACGCCTGGAGAATACCGGAGGAATAAAGGCAAAGATCACTACAATGTTTCCCGAACGCATGGCGTCTGGAACAGTTCAACGGTGCTGCGGATGCTGGCGGACCAACGGTATATCGGCACCTATGTGATCGGTAAGCGCAAGGTACAGGAGATTGGCAGCCGCCGCATGAAATTGAAGGATGAAAGCGAGTGGTTCAAAATCCCGGATCACCACCAGGCAATCGTAAGCAAGGAACTGTTTGAGAAAGCCAATGCTTCAATTAAGCGGTTCTCCCTTCCCAATAAAAAGCAGCGTGACTACCTTCTCCGTGGAAAGGTATTCTGTGGATGTTGCGACCATGCCATGTCACTCAGAAATGATGTCTGGTTTTACTGCCGTCATTCCGAAGTGGCAGAAAATCTTCCTTGTCACGGGGTAAGGGTAAAAATGGTTGATCTGGAGCAGGCGGTTTTTGAGATAATCCGGGCGCAGATGTGTCCGGCGCTGGGAATTGACAGCAGCAAAGACAAGCTGGATTTGCAGACGGTTCAGCAGGCCGAGCATGAAGATAAGCTGCACTCTATCCAGGACAGTAAACGGCAGCTCTATGAACAGTATGCGCTTGGAGAGATTGACCTGGAAACCTACAGGGAGCGGAAAGCGGTATATGACGCGGAACTGGTGCAGGCAAAGAATGTCCATGCCGCTATTACCGCACAGACCAAACAGATACAAAGCGATTACGAAGCAAGACTGAAACAGCGTGAAATCGTTCAGGAAGTAGACAGTGCCGGCACTCTGACGCAAGCCCTGATTGACCGGCTTATCAATAAGGTCTATATCTTTCCGGGAGACCGGATTGAGATTGAATATGTTACGCAGGACTTCTTAGCAACTGCGGAACCGTGAAAGGAGGCATGAGCCATGAACGCCGTATGGAACAGCTACGGGCAGCTATGCGGTTGCCCGGAAATTTTCAAAAAAAGTTGCAAATTTTTTTGTCGTGAGCTTGACATACGGGTGCCTAAGATCATGAAAACGGAAATGAGGTATGCCGGTACGTTTCAGAATATCCCGAAACCGATCCGTGATCATGGAAGGGTTTAGGCTTGTTATTCGTCCGTTTTTGCTTAATTTACTTAAGACGAAATCCGGAAATCTGATATACCTGTCTCCTGAATAGGATTTCGGGGATTTTATTACCCAATTACGCTCAGAATCCAAAACCATCGATTTACTTACATGGACAACCCCATCTTTTATATCAGATGAATCTAGAGCGCATATCTCACCGCGCCTCATAGGTCCGAATGCGGCAAGGAGGATAGGAATCTCCATCTCATCATTTTTTACATACTCTATCAGTTTCTTTATTTCTTCATCAGACGGAATATACAGCTCGGGGCGTACTTTTTTAGGGAGAGTAGTATTAAGCTGTAAGTCTGGGCGATACACACCTAAAACAGCCGACAGTAATCCGTGGATATTCCTAACGGTTTTTGGAGATTTTCCGGAAGCCTCCTCATTTATTGCAATTTGGATCATGTCACAGGTGATATCTTTTAGTTTTAATGGCATAAGTGTAGGGAGATTGCGTTCACGCTGCCGTTTATATTCTCTGATTGTAGCAGGAGACAATGTCTTATTTTTGCTCTCGATATATCGGTCGTAGGCAACTCCTAGCGTAATATTTTCCACGGTGACTCCGGCATCTTTATTAGCCGCCCATTCAGCCGCTATCTGCTCACATTTTCGCTTTCCTCTAGCTGTTGGGTCGTCACAGGTAAAAGATTCGTATATGCGCTTTTTCTTCACAGTACCATCTTTCTGACGAATATTCTCCGTATGGGAATAGACTAGGCATCTCCATGACCCTGATGGTAATTTTTTTGCTGTTGCCATAAAATCATCTTCCTTTCTTTTTTTGGTATAAAAATAACAGCCATCGAAAATATGTTCCGATTGCAAGCTGCGCCCGAAGATGATACAATATTTCTGACCAAAGTATTGCATATCCCCGGATATGTATTTCCGTCCTGGTGTTGGCGCACCGGGGCGGTTTTTTAATTTTCAAGCGACAAACTTTTTTCGCTTGAATTCTTATTACTGAACTGGCAACTCAAATGTTGCAGTGTGTTCTGTATAATTGTTATCATACAAAGAGACTATTATTTTAATGTTGCCACTCGCATTGTTCAGAGCAATACACTCTTGCGCGCCAACGCATTTTGCACCTACAGGAATCTGCTGCGGGTAAGTCGTTGAAGTTAATGGATAGGTTTCAGCAATCTCTCCGGCACTGTCTATAATTTGGAACGAAGTAGAGCCAATGAATAAGTCTTGAAGGTCATTCTGATAACCGATATTTTCATAATCGTAATTTAGATAAATAACTTGAGCTGGCGTTTTATCTGAATATTGATTACGTTCTTCTGTTTGAGTAACGGAAGTAAAAGTTAAAGACCATAAACCATCAACAGTCCATGTTTCATTCAAACCATATACTTTGTTTTGCTCTTCTTGTTTGCTCTCAAGGTCGGAATCGGAGAAATCCGAAGTTTCTTCTTGCTGCGCTTTTTTCTCTAATTCTGCTATTTGCGCTTTTAATTCCTTGTTTTCTCTTTTTAACGAATCCATTTCGGAAGAATTATTACTACAAGCTGTCATGGATGCCGCCAGTATTCCAGCAATCATCATTGTTACAATTTTTTTTTCTTCATATTCTTTTCCTCTCTTTCCCCCGTTCCTTTAACACCACTTTATATAATCGCCGCAGCGGTTATACCTCTTCCATGACTGCCAGATTCGGAATGAAGAAGATAATGTAATTGTCTATCTTCGCATATTCTCCGTATTTTTCCGTGTAGCAGTCGATACATTCCTGTAAAAATTGTTCTGTTACGCCCAAATATTCTGCTGTCTCGTGTCGAGAATGACATCCGGCATGAAAAGCACTTATCAATCCGGTCAGCCCAATCAGTTTGTTATATCCCCAGAGTCTTGCCTGCCGTTCCTGTTTGCGATTTTGGGAATCAGATAAATCTGTTATATCTCCAACAGTTGTATGATAATGCCCGAGCTCTTCCGCAAGGACACAAGCTTTTTCTGCGCCATTATCTACAGACGTATTAATTGCGATATTTCCATCTATATAGATACCTTTTAGGTTTTCTTCTCCGAGATAATAATTATGCACTTTTACCGCATTTTCAAAGGCTTCTTGTTCTAATTGTTCAAGTTTATTCAAATAAATCCCTCCACATGTTTTTATCATAGTATCAGATTTGATGTGCAATAATATGGACTTATTTATTTTCTTGCTTAATAAATTTTGCAAATTCTTTTATACGGTCAAGCTGTTCTTCTGTATATTCATCACCGTCAAAGTGGGCGGCGAGGGTAGTAGGTTCTGATGATGTCATTTCGTACATGTCGTTTACAGTAACACCAAAAATCTTGCATACGCGAAACAATGTGTCAATGTCAATTGAATTTACACCGTTCTCCCATGCAGAGATAGCGTTATGCTTTACGCCAAGTTGCTCTGCCAATGCCTTTTGAGTTATTTTGTTTTTCTTTCTATAATACAGCAAGTTTTTTGCAATTGTTTCTTTTACATTGTCACTCATTACTGCTACCTCCTTTTAATAGGATATTATCACATTATTTTCATAAATACAAGAAAAAAAACTTCACAAAACATGAAGAATGTGTTGACATTTCATGTAGTGTGACATATTATATAAATAACTTCACAGAACATGAAGAAATGAGGTGGTTTGAAATTGATAGGAATTAAAGTGAAGCAGTATCTTGATGAGAACGGAATAAAATATTCTTTCTTATCAGAAAAAATCGGAATTCCGATGAATGTGCTCAGTCCGTTATTGAATGGAAAGCGAAAGATGAGCGTAGAGGAATATTTTTTAATTTGTAATGCATTGGAACTTCCAGTTGATACATTCGAGCCAGGAGAGGAGGTGGTGTAGATGTGGATAGCTATAACGCTAGCGTGTTTTTCTACTCTTATGAATAGTATCTCACTAATTTGTATTTGTGTGTCGCTGCTATTAAAAAAGAGGAATGACAATTCCGATGATAGTTCCAATAGCGGCAATTACTGATGAAATTGTACTGATGACTAGCCACTTCTTATCTTTTGATGAAGCTTTTTCCATTTGATTTAGAAGTTTTGCTTGATCTTGTTGAACTGTTTTAATCTCATTTAATAGATCAATCTGCTTTTGTGAATAGTCATTTTGCACACGTTCAAATGAAGGTGGCTCGGGAATGTTGAAAAAATCCATAAATAATCTTCTCCTTTCATAATACTCGGCGCGCCAGCGCCTGTAACTAAAGAATAGGAAAGATAAAGGGAAAAGTCAATAGTCACAGAAAAGAGGAGGAAGTGTGAAAACAAAAGAACTGCAAGGAGGGCCATTCCTTACAGTTTTTCGCCAAATTTGTTTACCCTATGTACTTTGCAGGTTTTCACCGCACTCGATGGCCCCAAGCACTTCTATCAAGTACTTTGCCACTTTCGCAGTTTTGGTTCTGCAATATGCCCGAATGCTGACAAATTATAAGGAATACACGATACGGTGAAGCATTTTAACGAGTGCCGTCTCATGGGTTTTATACTCCTTCTCTGAGTGCGTAACGCCGTATCAGTAATTACATTTGACCAGTTTTAGGTGCTTTGGTGCCACCATTGCGACCTTATATTAAGAGAACAGGCAATTTCAAAAATTCGGTCAAAAGACCAACTCCTTTCATTGCCTCATAGGCATGAAAGAATTTTATCATAATATGAAAAATATTTCAAAGTACAAAACATTAGATTATCTGTTTTAGACAGATCCAAAAGAGGAGGTGGATTAAATGCCGAAAGTAGAATTTCTTACAAGGCAGCAGAAAAGAGAACGTACAGTAGACGAGATTATCGACATATACCGAAAGCGGAAACACATCACAAAAAGTGATCTCGCAAAAAAGATCAATATGCCACGTTCTACTTTTAATGTGAAAGTAAGTAAGAATCAGGGAGAGATGAAATTGGAAGTGTTATGGGGTATCCTGGACGTTTTAGAAGTGCCGGCAGAGGAGCGGGCAAAAATTTTATTGTAAGAGGAAGGACAAGCATGGAAAAACAATTACCTGCGGTACGGAAGCTGGAACTGATCCCGATCGAGCGGAGAAATTTTCCGAAAGCGAATCGTAAGCGGAAGAAGATCCAGCGGAAAAGAAAAGAAAGAGACAATGCTGCAAGAGGACTGGTCACAGTAACAGTCGCCAGCATGATGTTAAACGCGGTGATGGCTGTGATCATTTACATCCTGCAGGCAGGACCGATTTGAAAGGAGGCGAACAAAGAAATGGACGAAGAGGTAAAGAAAGATGCCGAAGAAGAAATGAACTGTATCTTAGATCTGCTTGAAGAATGGTGCTTGAAATACGATCAGGATTATGCGAATGCGGTTGTACTTGTAAAGCATGATCAGATCACATCGTGGGGAAGTATAGGAGATCACGAAGACCTCGTTTGCAGAATAAAAAAGCGCCCATAAATGAGGCGGCAACCTCTAGGACGCATAGTTAAAAAATCATTTTTATTATAACAGAAAGGGTGAAGAAAGTGAAGAAATTTGAATTAACAAATGAATTTATTACAAATATGTTCGGGACAAAGCTGTTCCGCATCCGTGCCCTTGTTGAGTTCGGCGATGTGGAAGCCGGAGAACTTGGCGGGTATGTGGAGAAGGAATCAAACCTTGGTCATGACGACAATGCGTGGGTGTACGACAATGCGTGGGTGTACGGAGATGCACAGGTTTCCGGCGATGCGCTGGTGTACGACAATGCGTGGGTGTACGGAGATGCAC